CGCTCTTCCGATCTCTCCAAAAAAGCTCCGGGGGTTTATATTTTGGAGACCTTTTTAAGGGAAACTGGGCCAAAACCCTCAACAACTGTAGTTATTGTCATTAATACTATTGCAAAACGTAAGTAGCATTCGTGGGGGTACACCGGCTGACGGGTCTCCTTTAGGATTTCTCATCCTTTCTATTGGTTGATTTGCCGTTCTCCTACCAATCGCGGCTCGTGTACTCCTTCGAATGCTACTTATATTTACGAAAGGAGCAATTGTGAAGCGTAAGAAGTCTACGGCTCCCGTATCCAGCGAGGTTTTAGAGCCCCGCGCAAGGACCCAGACTGGCCGAGACAACCAGCTGATCGCCTTAGCATATGATCTAGTCGAGCAAAGGTTAAAGGATGGGAGCGCTACATCACAAGAAACTACATATTTTTTAAAGCTAGCCGCGCAGCGCGAGAAGGCAGAGCTTGAGCAAGCAATTATGGAAGAGCAGCGGAAGCTGTTGGTGGCAAAGACCGATGCGCTCAGGTCTGCAAGAGAGGTGGAGACGCTGTACTCCAACGCGCTTAAGGCATTTCAATCTTATAAGAGTACAGCTGACGATCATGAGTAAGAGTTATAGCGAACTAATTACTATTCCCACGTTTGAAGGCCGGTATGAGTATTTAAAACTCACAGGCGCGGTGGGCGAAAGCACATTTGGCTCGCACCGGTATCTTAATCAGCTTCTTTATAAGATGCCGGAGTGGCGTGAAGTCAGACGAAAAGTAATTGTGCGGGATGGTGCGTTCGATTTAGCCCACCCAGATTACGAGATGGGCGAAAGGCAGTCTGTGTATGTCCATCACATTAACCCGATAACAATTGATGATATTTTGGAGAGGAGGCCGTGCGTGCTAGATCCAGATAATCTTATTGTGTGTTCCTTTGATACGCACCAAGCAATCCATTATGGGTCTGCTGAGCTTCTTCCTAAGCTACCTGTGGGCCGCTCTCCAAACGACACATGTCCTTGGAGGTAACTATGCACTACTATGGAATTGTGAGGAGCGATGATTTCCTCGAACACCATGGCATTCTTGGAATGAAGTGGGGCGTTCGGCGATTCCAGAACAAGGATGGGACGAGAACTCCGGCTGGGAACTTGCTAAGAAAGGCTACGAACCTCCACAAGTGGGGAGCGTCCGAAGATACGAATGTACTTTACATAACAGGATATAGTGGAAGTGGAAAATCTGTTTACTCAAATGCATTAGCTGATAAGAATAATGGATTAACCATTCATCTTGACGGCTACTTTGACGGTACTAAATCTTTACAAAACAAAGAATTTAATGCGTATCTCGAGAAAGTATTACCATCATACAAGAAGCTATCGTTACCGCCATCGAAAATATCAGATCATGACTGGCGACGTATTAGGTCGCGGTTTGAAAAAGAGGTAGAGAACTTCGGTAAGCAACAGTACAGAGCTCGCAAGGGAAGAGTAATATGCGAGGGTGCTCAATTGATGGACAATACTATGCGTCCTGATAAGTCCTTTTTCCGGAGCAAGCCGACACTTATCATGCCAACCAATATCGTAACTTCCATGCTACGTGCCAATAAGCGAGATGGCGTAAGCTACTTGGGTAAAAATGGACTGTCAAATTTAAAGCGGGATGCTCGTTGGTATTGGAATATGAGCAAAGATAGGAGAGCTTTATCTAGAGAAATACATAGAGCAGAAGTTATATTTCCAGAGGGTTATAAGCCAACAAAATGGGAGAAAGAATTCGCTGAAGAGTTTAATAGGCAACAGTATCCCATATGGCTTCGCAAGCCAAGAAAGCGGTAACTATGAACACAAGCATTCTAAATTCTATTAAGAAACTCTTGGGGCTTGACCCTGAGTATACGCCGTTTGATACGGACATTATTATACACATTAATACGGTACTTAGAATCCTGAACCAGATTGGCATCGGATCTAAGACGTTTCGTGTGACCGGAGCCTCTGAAACATGGGACCAGTTTCTAACAGGTCCCAAGGATACAAATCTGGATGACGTGATTACGTTTGTCTATCTTCGCGTAAGACTCTTGTTTGATCCGCCGACCAGCGGTATTGCAACAGATGCAATTAAGGCTACTATTGATGAGCTTACGTGGCGACTCAATGTAGCGGTAGACCCAGGCAGCATGTTATGAGTTTTGTCTACTACAATCCAAATCCTGCAAAGAAAACAGTTGGCGATTGCGTGATACGAGCAATCTCATTGGCAATGGGAATGACTTGGGAGGATGTACATACTGATCTTTCTATGGTTTCTCATCGCTTATATGATATGCCATCATCTAACGCTGTTTGGGGTGAGTACCTATACCTAAACGGCTTTCGCAGACATGTAATACCAAATGTCTGCCCGCCGTGCTATACAGTTAAAGAGTTCTGTCGGGATTATCCCGTCGGAACTTTTCTTTTAGCTACCGGTTCCCACGTGGTGACTGTCGTCGATGGTGACTACTATGATACATGGGATTCCGGCTATGAGGTTCCTATCTACTTTTGGAGAAAGGAGATCTAAATGAACGGTTACAATAATTTAACTACCCAATACGGGCAGTACTACCAGAATCTGATGCCACAGCAGCCAGCTAATAGCAATGCGTCTCTTATGACTGTGCTTGTATCCAGTGAGGACGAAGTTAACAACTATCCGGTTGCTGCCGGAATGACGGTTATGCTCATGGACTTTGGCCACAAGCGTTTTTGGCTGAAGTCTACTGCTATGAACGGTGTTCCTCAGGCGCCTCGGGTCTTTGCTATGGAGGAGGTTTCACTTCAGCCTCCAAAAATTCAAAATGACCCCAATTGTGTTACCAGAGAAGAGTTTGACACATTAAACGCCAAACTCGATAAGCTCATTTCAAGTTTGGGAGGTACTGAATAATGTTTGATCCAAAGCAATTCATTGATTTCATGACCCAGTTCAATCAGTTCCGGCAAAACTTTCAGCAGTCCGGTGTTGACCCCAAGCAGAAAGTTCAGGAGCTGCTGAACTCTGGCAAGATGACACAGGAACAGTTCAATGTGTTCCGCATGATGGCAAATCAGATCACTGGTAAACGTATGTGATATTCTCGGCCAAGAATATATAGTAACTCATTAACTTACACACTTCTTTTATGGAGGACCATTATGGGATTAATGGATTCTAATGGCGGTCTTTCTGCCGCAGATGTTGCTGCTGTAACCAATGGCGGAAACGGTTTTGGTTTCGGTGGTGATGGAGCTTGGTGGCTCCTTGTATTGTTCCTTTTCGCCTTTAACGGCAATTGGGGTAATAATGGTGGAAACTGGTCAAACGGGGGAGGCTTCCAGTGCGTAAACAATGATGTTCAGCGTGGGTTTGATCAGCAGGCAGTAATGAATTCGCTTGGCGCACTCGGTACGACGGTCGCTAACGGTTTTGCAGATGTTGCAGTTGCTCAGTGCAACCAGAACTCTGCGATGCTTCAGGGCTTTTCTGGCGTGCAGTCCCAGATTGCTAACGCTGGATACAACATGGCTTCTGGAATTGCAGATCTGAAGTATACCGTTGCTACAGAGGCTTGCGCTGATCGTTCGGCTGTTGGCAACGGTATTCGCGACGTGATTGAAGCACAGAACAGAAACACGCAGGCAATCCTTGATAAGCTTTGCCAGCAGGAGGTTGAGGCACTTAAGACGCAGAACGCAAATCTGCAGACGCAGCTTAATATGGCCAACCTCGCAGCTTCGCAGAACGCTCAGACTGGTCAGCTTCTGGCCGATAACGCCGCACAGACGGCCGCCCTTCGGCAGGCACTTAATCCTACGCCGATTCCGGCGTACGTGGTCCAGAATCCTTCTTGTTGCAATCCGAATTTTAATACCGGTTGTGGATGCGGCGTAGCGTAAGGAGGTGACACGATGGCTGAATATTCAGCAAATGCTGTCCAGACGGTAAACCCCGGCGAGACTGTGGTGTTTACTGAATCTCCTGTTCCTTGCACCAGGGGTTTTGTACGTCATCGCGATGGCACGGGTAACTTCCTTCTTTCCGGTACCTGCTGTAGGCGTAGATGCGCCTGCAAGGGACCGGCTAGCGCTATGTATCTCGTAGAATTTGGGGCAAACATTGCTGTCCCGGAAGGTGAAACGGTAGGCGCGATTTCGGTCGCTATTGCCGTTGATGGTGCTACGGTTCCTGCAAGTGAAATGGAAGTAACGCCGGCTGCTGTTGACAATTTCTTCAATGTCGGCCGCGCTATCAATGTTCCTATCTGGGCTGGCTGTTGTGAAACGGTCAGTGTAAGGAACACTAGTACAATTCCGATCACTGTATCCAACGCAAACATTATTTTTACGAGACCGGATCTCGCAGTAACAAGATAAGGAGAACGTAATGGACAAAGAAACAATGACGGTTCTCGACGATCTTAAGGCCTCTGTTACCAGAGAGCTGCGACTTCTGAACAAAAAAGAAACGTTGTCCCCCACAGAGATCAAAGCTGCTACTGATGCTGTATGTCTCCTTCTGAAAATCAAAATGGTTGAAGAAGGAGGCTCTGAGTACGACATGGATAGCAACTCGTTTACCTACTGGGGTGGGGATTACTACAACGACTATTCAGGACGGCCGAGATTTAATGGCATCATGCATATGGATGCTGGCAGATCTCCGGTAACCGGGCGGTATATCTCCAGAGATGGTGGTCGGTATAGCAGTCATAGTATTAATGACCGCATGATTGCCAAACTGGAAGACATGTACGACGAGGCTAAATCCGAACATGAGCGTGAGGAGATTCGCAGAGAAATCGAACGACTGAGAAACAACACAAACTAAGCAACTGTGGAGGAGTAGCTTCGGTTACTCCTCCTAATTTAAAGAGGGTGAAGCAATGAGCTATGAAATGCTTATTACAGCCGTCTTATCTGCGATTACTTCATCTGGCGTTATGTCCTTAATCATCTATCTCATTCAGCGGAGGGATAGAGAAAAGGACAAAGAGAACGCCAACAAATCTGCGCAAAGTCGTATGCTTGTTGGCCTTGGGCACGATCGAATTATATCGCTGACAGATCGGTACGTTCGTAGAGGAATGATTACGTTGAAAGAGAAACGCAATCTTGAATTCCTCTATCGCCCATACTCAGATATGGGCGGAAATGGTGATTGCAAGATCGGGTATGACGCCTGTCAGCAACTTACCGTGGTTTCTGAAGAGGAAGCAGATTCTGCTGATTTGGAAATCAAAAGAAAGGAGCTTACATATGAAACTCAGTAACAAAATGTACGACATTCTCAAGTGGGTCGCACAGATTCTTCTCCCGGCGCTCGGAACTCTTTACTTCGCGCTTTCTAAGATCTGGGGGCTTCCTGCTGCTACTGAGATTGTCGGTACCATCTCTGCTGTTGACGTGTTTCTCGGTGCAATGCTGGGTATTAGCACGGCACAGTACAACAAACGAGAAGAGGTAGAGTAAGCCTCTTATCAAATGGAGGTTTAATCTATGAGGTTTGATGATACGGCGTATCTCGAGCACCATGGCGTTTTGGGAATGAAATGGGGTGTTCGAAGGTACCAGAACAAAGACGGAAGTCTTACTAGTGCCGGAAAGAAACACCGGCAGAGTATGGGTGACAGCACGCCTGTTTCGGTACTAAAGAAAGCTAGAAATGGCGTTAGCCAACTTATACAGCTTTCTAAAGCATCTCGTTCTGCAAAGCAGGAAGCAAAGCGGCTTAGCGCGGAAGAAGCTGCTAGAAAAGAACGAGAGCGTGCTATAAAACTCGGTGACCCGAAGGGAATTCTTAAGTATCGCGACACATTTAGCGACGCAGAATTGAAAGAAGCTCTTGCTAGAGCAAAACAGGTTAGTGAGCTTGCCAAACTGTGCGGTCCGACCAAGGTTCAGAAGGCAATGAAGGGTATTGCTACTGCTCACAATGTTGGAACGGTTGTTCTTAAGGATGTTACTGGTATTCTCGATAAGGCTATTGGCTACGTTGGCAAAGCTCATGGAGCTGTTAAGACGGGTGCTGAAGATGTAGTAAAAGTACATAATTATTTGACCAATGTACAAAAGTCTCATGAAGAGAACCACGACACCAGTCCGACTATCTATCAGATATTTGGAAACGCGGCAAATTTGGGCAAGTCTGTGGCAGGCAGTGTTATGGATGCTGCCGGGGCCCTTGGCGACGAAATGAAAGAGCGCCGAACGGAAGATGCCACAGGACATATTACGAATCCAAAGCATGTTGATCGTAAACTTCGCAAAATTATTCGAGACGCATTTAAATCGTAGGATTAATTATGTTATCTAATACAGCAACGCCTATTTATTATGGTATGTTTCGGGATGCTGTAATACGCGGGGAAATACCTGTTTGTGAAACCATTTCGATGGAAATGCATAGGATTGACGACCTAATTGCCAACCCCGGAGTTTACTATGATGACGAAGCTGTAGAAGGCTGGATTCGTTTCTGTGAGAACGAACTAACATTAACCGACGGCTCCGATTTTCATCTACTTGATTCCTTTAAACTTTGGGGTGAACAAATATTTGGATGGTATTACTATGTTGACCGTTCTGTATATGAGCCATACGGCGACAGACCCGGCGGACACTATGTTAAAAAGCGCGTACTTAAAAGGCTGATTAATAAGCAATATTTAATTGTTGCTCGTGGCGCCGCCAAGTCAATGTATGACGCTACCATTCAGGGATATTTCGAAGTCGTTGATACATCTACGACGCACCAGGTTGTCACGGCGCCTACAATGCGTCAGGCAGATGAAGTAATGTCACCCATTAAAACGGCGATCATTAGAGCAAGAGGCCCGCTGTTTAAGTTTCTAACAGATGGGTCCATACAAAACACGACAGGTTCAAAAGCGAACCGCGTAAAATTAGCATCAACTAAAAAGGGCATTGAAAACTTCCTGACGAACTCGCTGATAGAAGTTCGCCCAATGTCCATTGATAAGCTACAGGGATTACGATCCAAAATTAATACGGTGGACGAGTGGCTCTCTGGCGATATAAGAGAAGATGTTATAGGCGCTATCGAGCAGGGCGCCAGTAAGAATCCAGACTATTTAATCTTAGCCACTAGTTCAGAAGGTACTGTACGAAATTCTGTTGGCGATACCATAAAGATGGAGCTAATGGATATTTTAAAGGGTAAATACATAAATCCCCACGTCTCAATCTTTTATTACAGACTTGATGACGTAAAAGAAGTTGCCGACCCCGCCATGTGGGTTAAAGCAAATCCGAATATTGGAAAAACAGTTTCATATGAAACATATCAGCTTGATGTACAGCGAGCTGAAAACGCACCGGCAACAAGAAACGATATTCTAGCAAAGCGGTTTGGTATTCCTATGGAAGGCTACACATATTTCTTTACTTACGCCGAAACTTTGCCGCATAGAAAGCGCGAGTTCTGGAAACTGCCCTGCGCTTTGGGATGTGATTTGTCTCGTGGCGATGACTTCTGTGCGTTCACATTTCTGTTTCCCCTCGACTATGACACCTACGGCGTAAAA